GGGAGTAACCATGAACCCGCCATGGGAAACCTTCTTGATGCTTTTACCCTTTTATCTATTCTGCGGTAAAGTTATACCTTACACTTTACTTAAGTTCGAGGGGATCTAGGTCCGCGTGTTATGATAAATCCGCCGGATGGTAAGCCGGAAAGATATGATCTATTAGATCTGTTAACTACGAAGTTATACTCAAGTGAAGATGTGCTGGCTTTTTACCTGAGGGATTAGCTGGTCATCAGATCAAGAGTTTAATGGAGTTAGACTCATGAGGATTATCATAATATGAGAAGCTAGGTCCAGATGTTATAAACACTAGTATAACATCTTAAATTAATGTAATACCAATAAAGTTGCAACAACTTGCGGTACTCATTATAGTGATGTAGTGCAATTCTACACTTCAATGTCGCTGTCGACAAGAGCGGCTCCCATTAACCAATTCAACAATTACAATCATGCTATCAAACATTTCCGCTATCTGTTAAGCTTCCTGTTATTTGAGAAGATATTCCGATGGTAAGGAATTTCCTATTGAATAACTTGTAAATCGTGCTCCATCCATTGTTCCAGAGGATGGTTCTATTTCAGCAGGCTGGACTGCTAGTTATTATTTACCTAGGTTAGCTTATATGATACTTAAGGATAGGAATAATATTAAAAGATCTGTACTTAACAAAATTACATTGAGAATCGGTAAAGATATAAAACATGCTTGGGTGGATATTAACCCAAAGGGAAAACCAGTCTATTATCGATACCTGAAAGAATTATAAGGGGAATTGCTATACCGAGTTGATAGTAAAGGTAAATTCTTATGTTAAGCCAGAGTTAGAGATAATTGTTGTGCCCTAGTTGCTATTATAGCCAATTGGGCTTAATCTATATTTGATAGATTCTAATTTAAATAAGACACTATTGTTAAACTTATTATTACAGAAGAAGCACTCATAGGAGAAATTTTTTATGCAATTTATAGGGTCAGAAGGCCATTTCTATAAAGTGACTTTTATGATGCTACATATAACGTTAATTTTAAGGGTTTCTATCCTATAATAGTCATTGGAAGTTATGTAACAGGGTAAGTTACTTATACTGATGCTAATGCAGAAGTCCATGGTTTGTAAGAGAAATTACAATTAATGGTAATAAGAGCGTAAATTAATTAAAGTTATGCTTAATAACGTGAGAGATATTAGTAATATGAGAATGATAGGAAAATTCGCGAGGTTCATAAGAAGAAGATTAACAAATATAAAAATATCTAAAAGAATAATAAAATCTAATATCATTGTTTTTCTAGCTAAACAAGAAATAAAGTAGTTACATTACAAGAACCATTTACTAGCTATTAACCACAATTCAATGGTTTAAACCATCCAGCTCCTTATACAAAATACTATTTATAAGTTGGGAGCTAAAGAATAGGAGAATGTAATTTTACACCTTAAGGATATACTTAGATAATCTATGATGAGCATAGGAGAGGAGGGTATACAGAAATAGTCCAAGTTTAAGATGCTCTAACTGGGAATATGCGTAGTGATTATAGATTATGGGGCTAAATTGATGCCATTACTGCCGAATATAATTTAAAAATAAGAACAAGATCCCCTAGGACAAATAAGAACAAATTTGTCTAATATCACTATAATGGAAGTGCCTCACATTATTTTATAGTAGATAATCATGGTATAGGGATTCAAAACAGGTGCGCATTGTTAAGTATATTATACACTGCATATAAGAGTGTACCACCAGATAACACACTACGATAAATAGCTAGACACATGTATTGTAATCTTATTTGGCGATTCTAAAATGATAATCCTGACATATTAGCAGCATACGTAGAAGCTAGAAGACCTATTTATTAAGCTCTATTAACAAGTATTTTATAGATACCAGTCTTATTTAAATTAAGTTGTTAATCAGCATTTATAGCAGCACTTCGAACAGCAATGACTGATGTATTTAGCGGCATAGGAGTTGCAGAAGATACTCTTTATACGTTGTGCACTTAAACTGAAACAAACTATTTGGTATTAAGAAATGGCCATTTGACTTATGTTAGTTATATAGCAGAACATGACGACTATATAATTTATTTTAATGGAGGGCATTATTAAATGCATATTTCTAGTTAAGTTATGAAGGAGTATACTTATTAGAATGGAGGCATATTGGAATAAGGTTACGCTGATATAGAAAGTGGATTCGAGGTTATGGCAGATGGATTTACTTACATGGACACATCTAATTTTAATTAAAGTGCTCCTAATTACAACTTTGGTGCTTTTAAACATGAAGTTAAATTCATTAATAGGTCAATAGATAGCACCGGATTAATTATATTGAAACCAATCACAATAAAAGATATACCTGCAAGCGCACCTACTTGGGTTTTTGAGTAATAAATGGCATTTGAAAAATAAAACCCCCCTTAACCTAACTTATTCCCTGGTACAAATCCCGCTAACGCCGACAAATTACCAAAAACAACAATACCTCCAAAAACAACAGGACCTAATCTTAATTAACCTTTTGATACTAAAGATCCAAAGATATAAACAGGGGAGTTCGGGGGATTAGCAGCATAAAGGATAAATATCAATAATATTAAAATAGATATAAAAGACCCTTCGACTTAAAATTAAAAGTAAGAACCTATTAAATTTAATTTTGGTAAGCAATAAACAGAAATTTTAATCACAAGACAACATTACACATAAGGCTTGTTAATGAACTAATTTCCAGAAGATTAAATATAAAAATTATATTAAATACAAATATAAGACAAAATGGCATTTTTTGATTTTTTAAGAGCTTTTTACCCAAGTGACCTGGATGATAATAATTACTTTTAGCTAATTAGTACATAATTATAAATAATTGTTAAAGACATTTAAAATAATTGGAACAATTTTGTGTTAAATTAAGATGATTAAAATGTAATATTTATAAGTAAAATAGGTTAATCCATTAGTATAAGAAAAGCTTAATAATAAAACACAAAAACATAATACTGGTTTGATGACAAATTAACATTCTTGTGGGATACAACTAATACTTTTAATCATATAATCAATCCATACAATATTAACCTAATGTAAAAATTAAAAGAAGCAATAAATAACTATGCTCTTTGTAACTACAATGATAATTAAAAACCAAGTTTTGTTTAATCTATATGTTCCTACTTAATCTAATAAAAGGTGGCAGATGGTACAAACTTAGATGCTCTTTAATAGTTGGTAACAACCGAATTATAAATTAGTAGAATTAAAAATGCAGCTTAATATTTATAATTGAATAGTGGCATGATTTAATAATACATATAAGAGTAATATGATACATCTATAACAGCTGGTTTAACAAAGAAGCAAATAATATAAGCATATATGACTCAACATACTGAGGATAATGTGCATACAGTAAATGTAAACAAAATAGAGGATATGAAGGATTTTAGTTATTTAGGAATAGTACCAAATCGAGTAGGAAGGATATAAGCAGCAATTATAAATAAAATGAAATGGAATAAAACATCAATAGTCTAACATGAGAAAAAACTGACATCTATTACTAAAGCTATTTTAAAATTCTAACATCTCATTATAGGCCATCCTAATTAGTTATTGAAACTTGCTATTATAAGTGGAGTATGGCTTAAGCGAATGTTTTTGGCAAGCTACCTTGGAACTAGAATTACTATGAGAGCTAGTATATATATATTTAATTCAGTGTAGATGTACTGTCCCTGGCTCTTAACTGATTGGGAAAAGGCATAGGGTATAGTAGCATTTTATAATCGCATTTTACCAAGATGGCCAAAGTGTATATAAGGAATCGCCAAAGCAATTATCCCAGATATGGTTCACATTGACACAGTTTGCTTTTAAACACTGAGATTTATTAAATATTTTTGTTATGGTTCTTTAATATATTTGGGTATAAAATATTTAACTGGAGGGTTATTATAATTATATTTTAAACCATAAATCAAAGCACTTTGTATAGATGATTTTATTAGTGGTAATAAAACTGATTAAATTATGGTAAATGAAAATTACAGAAAAGCAAAAGAATTTTATGGTGCTTTTGTGAATGATCCTAATATACCAAAATGGTTTAGGTCAGAAAATCCTTTGAGAGGCGGTTGTGATTATACACCCTAGTAAGCACTAGATACAATTATCAATACAAGAGCTCCACATATTCAAGTGGAAAAATAAAACTGCCCTAGCATTTTAGTAAATAAATTAACAAGGAAAAATGTATTTGATTTCAAGTATGCCACAGTTGGAAAGTGCTTTAAGTAATTATAATTTTTTAACAAGTCAGGTAAAAATATAACTTAAGAGGAATTAGCAGATTCACTAAAGATGGATCAATATCTATATGAACGCGTTAATCGTAGGACCTATCTGCCAGGATTAGAATTTGACGATCACGCTGAAGCTATGCTGAATGGCGCAAAAATGAACGGGGATATAGTACCCAAATTATGTTAATAAACGGATTACAATCTAGTTAACGCTGTTTTCTGTAGGCATGGTGGGCATTTTGTGAATCCACATCCAGAAGTGTTCCGAGACTTCAAAAGAATATGTTAAAAGAAAATAACAAAGTTGTCTCAAAAATTACTGGAGGCTATACAAATATAAGAGACTGACTCAATGTTGTCATATATTCAACATTTCCCTAGTGGAAAACGCAAGATGTATGCAAGATTACTTCGAGAAAATCAACGAAATTCTAATATGATAAAGATAAGAAATCAAATTGTAGCTAATTTAAAGAAAGACGAATTCGTGGTTTGTGCCGATAATAAAGTTCGACCAAGGGTGATCTGAAATCCAGATGATAATCTAAAATTATACGGAGGCTGAATCAACCATCATATCTTGAAGGCATTAAGAACATGCAGTTGGTTTATCTAGGGGATGAACACAGAAGAAACGGCATCATAAATATAAAAGAAGATACAACACATAGATAATGCTACTTGGTTAGCATGGGACGGGTCTGCTCACGATTCTAGTTAACATAAAGACTTGCGAGATTTTGTTGACAATGCAATATTAGAAAAGCTACTTGATCCACTTTGCTTAAAACTTGGATTCACAGGAGATTTAGCAATATAGTTGAAAAAATTTTTATTAGCAAGTTCATTCCCATTTATTATAAGATATGGACTCAAATAAAAAGGGGAGAAGATGATCAGTGGGGTTGTCGAAGGTACAGTTTTAAGTGGTCACCCTACTCAAACAACCACATTTAACACTGTAAGAGTTTATTTAATGGTGTGGTACATATGTAATAAATAATAAATACCAAGGAATGCTTGGGCCGCTTTTGTCGCAGGTGATGATATGCTTTTAAGAATAGCAAAGAAATATTTAATCTAGTTTTTAACACCAATGAAGGACCTATTCAGCTAGGATAATGTACCAAAAATTCATGGATTAGGTTACATTATAAAAGAAATGAATATCCATGACACATTTTTTACGTTTTTAAGTAAAATTGGCAGTTATTCCACAGAAGGAGTAAGACTAGGACGCTAAATAAATCGTATGATAAAAGGAGGCAATATATGTGCAAATATAAATAAAACGATTAGCAGAGATGATTACAATTAAGGAATCATAGCTTAATTAGAGCATTAAGGTTAACATTCTATTATTATAAAACACTATGTGGAAGCAAGGAAGAAATGTTTAAAGAACAAGTATGATTAAGTTCGTGCTGAATAGATA